CCCTGCTCGACCTGCGTGATCAGGAGGCCACCGACGCCGACTACACTGTGTTCGACTCCTGGGCCGTCCAGCGTGTCGTGAACCGCCTGTCCCCGCTGTCTGGCATCGGTCCCTACTAATGCTCCTCGCTAAGTCTCAGCCCAACCTGGTTGGCGGTGTGTCTCAGCAACCTGACGACCTCCGTCTTGAGAGTCAGTGTCGCATCCAGGAGAACGCCTACGGAACGATTGAGGAAGGCCTCAAGAAGCGTCCTGGCACGCTCTGGTTGAACGGGCTGGAGACCGATCCCAGTGACGACTTCGTTGGAGGCTCCTACCACTGGGTCAATCGAGACGCGACTGAGCGTTACCTGCTCGGAGTCGTTAGCACCAGTGGTGGGACCTCCGCGACCATTCGGGCATGGGACCTGCAGGGCAATGCCATCTTCATCAGCGACACGGGTGGGGTGGGACCTACTGCCCTGATCAACACCTACGTGGTGCCCAGCTACGACTCCCTGGCTGACTTCAAGTGGACCACGGTGAACGACTACACCTTCCTGGTGAACACGTCGATTGTTCCCGAGGTCGACTCTGGCAACCCCTCGCCCACCCAGGATGCTCGGACTGCGTACCTGTACGTGCGTCAGGGCAACTACAAGACCAACTACCGTGTGGAAGTGTCCACGGCCTCGACGAGCAAGACCGCTGAGGTGTCCACCTGGAATGGCACCGCGGCTGGTCCTGTCCAGGAAGAGTGGCAGACCACGATCAGCTCGTCTGGAGCCAACGGCACTGTCTGGACGGTCACTGTCTTGGGCTACACCAAGACCTACACCGTCAGCGGCAGTCCTACCCCGATTCAGGTGGCGACCTCCATTGCTGCGGCGATTAACTCCGCAGTCGGCGGGGACTCGATGGAGGACATTGTCACGGCCTCTCAGCCCAACCCCGGCATCACGGCCGTGTTGCGGATCAAGGCCGACGTGGCTGGTGTGTCCTTCACCCCAACCGTCCTCAACTCGGGAGCGGGGATCGCCTCGACTGTGGTAATCACTGAGTCCACTGGCACCGAGTACAACTCGATCAAGACCGACGACATCGCTGAGCAGCTTCGGACGCAGCTCGATGGTGGCGGCTGGACGGTTACCCGCTCGGGCAGCGTGCTCAAGATCACCAATGGTACGGCCAACATCACCCGCATCTTCACGTCGGACTCAGTTGGGGACACCGCCCTCAAGGGCTACCACCTGACCGTGGACAACTTTGATGAGCTGCCTCCTCGATGCTTGGACGGCACCGTCCTGCAAGTGCAGGGAGCCGTGGAAGCGAACGAGGATGACTTCTATGTTCGCTTCGTGACCCCCGTACCCAACACCTTCGGGGAGGGCGAGTGGCGTGAGGCCGTTGGGCCTGACCGCCCCGTTGCTCTCAAGAAGATGCCGCTGGTCCTGATCCGTAAGCAGGACGATGCACTGGGAACCGTCACCACTGTCCCCTTCGCCATCTACTTCTCGCTCGAGGAGTACCCCTGGCTGGAGTGCCAGACCGGTGACATTGAGACCAACCCCGCCCCCAGCTTCGTTGGCAAGCCGATCACCGACATCTTCTTCCACAAGAACCGCTTTGGCATCCTGACGGAAAGCTCCGTCTGCATGAGCGAAGCAGGCATCTACGGCAACTTCTTCCGCACGACCGTACGGCAGTTGCTCGACAGCGACGTGATCGACATCCAGGCGGCCCACACTGAGGTTGCCAAGCTCCAGCACGCGGTGCCCCTCAATGAGCGCCTGCTGGTGTTCGCTGAGCAGGCCCAGTTCGTCGTGAGCGGGGACCCGATCTTGACCCCCAAGACGGCGAGCATCCAGTTCGTGACGAGCTACCCGATCAACACGGCTGTCGCCCCGATTGTCGTGGGCAAGAACGCCTACTTCGTGTCAGACCGACAGGAGTGGGCCTCGCTGATGGAGTACCAGCAGATCGCTGACCCCAGCGACATTGCCAAGGGAAGCTACATCGCCCAGAACATCAGCCTGCAGATCCCGCGGTACATCCCCCAGGGTGTCACCACGATCACTGCCTGCGAGAGCGAGCGTGTGATCGTTGTGCTCAGCTCGGCAGAGCCGACGTCACTGTTCATCTACAAATACTTCATCGACGGGGACCGCGTGCTCCAAGCGGCCTGGTCGAAGTACACGTTCGACCGGGATGTCCTGAGCTGCCAGTTCTACGGTGACAAGCTGTACATCATGGCGGGCCTGGACAGCGCCAGTGCCTTGGAGGTCATGGACTTCAAGTTTGGCACTGACGACTTCAGCACGATCACGGCTCCCCTGATGGACCGCCAGATTAGTCTGAACAGCGCAACCAAAACGTACTACCCTGCCGGAAACAAAACCTTCATAACGCTGCCTGCGTCGTACAACCTGGATGCCCCGTTCGTCCCTGTGATCACGTTCGCCATCGGGAGCTACACCTCCCCGACCATCGAGACGACCGACCCTGTGTCTGGCCTACCGTTCGCCAACCCTACGGTCAGCCTACCTAACAACCAGACGGCCACCACGGGCATGATCCTTGGTAGCCTCTACACCATGCGTTACCAGTTTGGTAAAGCCGACCTCCGTGAGGAAGCTACCAACGGTGGTCGAATCCCCATCGCTGAAGGACGCTACCAGGTTAAGTGGGGCACCATCCGCTACGTCAACACCAACCACTTCACTGTGGACGTCCAGATTGACAGCGAGACGGCATCAACTATGCTGTTCTCTGGAACGCTGGGGAACAGCGGCGGCAACGCCCTGGTCAAGTTGGACCAAGGTCAGTACAGGTTCCCGGTCTTTGCCAGGAACGACGAATTCACCGTAACCATCACCAACAACACCCCATGGCCGAGCACACTGATTGGAGCCGAATGGATCGCGGAGTTTACTACCCGGTTCCCTCGGGCTCAATAGCGATCTCGGTGCCCACCGACGAGGACTTGGACTTCCTGGCCGCTAACCTGCGTACTGAGGATGCGCGGGAGGTGGCTGAGAGCCCGTTCAATCCGCATGGTCTGCCTGCTCGCCAGATCTTCGAGGGAGTCAAGGACCTTCCTGGGACGCGTGTGGTCAAGCACAAGGGCGTCCCGTTCATGATCGTAGGTGTCCTCTTCCAGGGCGGCACAGCGTTCCCCTGGATGCTCGGCACCCCGGCTATGAAGTCCTTCCACAAGTCGATCTTCATTGAGTCCAAGAAGTGGCTCGGGCAGATCAAGCAGCACAGCCCTGTGGTCTTCAACTACTTCGACATCAGGAACACCACCCACATCAAGTGGGCACTCCGAATGGGATTCCGCCCAACCAAAGTTCTCCTCAACAACTACTACCTAGGAATGATCCTCTAACCATGTGCGTCCCGGCTCTAATCACCGCCCTCGGGGCTATGGCCCCTGCCACGGCGGCAGCTACGCAGCTTGGAATCTCAACGCTGGGCACCGTCTACGGTGTCGTCCAGCAACAGCAGAACGCCGCTGCTCAGGCCAAGTGGCAGCAGCAGCAGTCCGCGGCAGTCCAGGCCAACGCCACTGCGGCGGCTGTCAGCCAGTACAGCGCACTGCTCAATCGCCAGAACCAAGAGAACGCTGCGGCGTCCCAAGCCATTGACGCCAACAGTCGGAAGGCTGCGGCGGCCGCGGCGGCTGCCCGTGTGTCCGCTGGAGAGGTTGGCACGGCTGGTAACAGTGTGTCGGCCCTGCTCGACGAGTACCGTCAGCAAGAGCTGGGGTTCCGTCAGACGCAGATCCGCAACGCCACCTGGGCGAGTGCTCAGTTGAAGCTGGACATGGACGCCGTTCGGGCCAACCAACAGGCCGCCATCGCTGCCTCGGCTCCCAAGCCCGTGCAGGCTCCTGACTACCTGGGCGCGCTGTTGCGCATCGGGGAGGCATCCATGGACGCCACCACCTACTACGTGAAGAACAAGGTTCAATAGAATGGCTCGTCGCTTCGTGATCCAAGGACCTCAGGATGAGGGCCAGTTGCGTCCGCAGGCAACCCCTGTGGACAGCTTCATGACGCCCATCATCCAGGGCCCTGCCATGCAGCAGATCTTGGATCTGTCGCCCCTGTCGAACTCCTTTGCCAACATGGCCCAGGCCATCGGGCAGGAGGTCTCCACGGATGCACAGCAGAAGGGCGCGAGTACGTTTGCTACGGACCCTGCGGGTACTGTCGGTGCTTTGCAGGACAAGGACTCCCGCGACAAGATCGCTGCGATGGCCAGGAAGAAGGAGATCCCCGAGTGGGCGATCCCTCACTTCTATCGGCAGATCTCTGAGCTGGCTGCTGAGGGCCAGTTGGCGAAGTACCGGGATGCCCTCAACCTCCGCATGGAGGAGTACACGCGGATCGAGGACGACGAGGGCAACCTGCTCGCCGACCCCGCCAAGGACGCTGACGAGATCGCCAACGAGGTGTGGTCTGAGCAGATCGCGGGCAACCCGATCTTCACTGACTTCTATGCTCAGCAAGTGGCTGCGGCCAACCGCAACAACATCACGGACAACTGGCGGTCTCAGGCTGTCATTGCCCGAGCTGAGAAGCTCAAGCAGTGGCGTCTCACTCAGATCCAGAACAAGTTTGGGACCCTGCTCGAAGACCTCACTGTCAATGAAGGTCAGAACTCTGAGCTGCTCGACCGCGAGATCCAGAGTGCCCGTGAAGCGGGTATGCCTGATGTCCAGGCCGCTGTGGCCCGAGCTGCCATCACCCGAGCCCAGGTGATTGTGATGGAGGCCCGTCGTAGCACGGACCCCCTGAGCCGTCAGCGGATGTTTGAGAAGGCCCGAGCGATCATCGAGACGGCCGGGGAGGTCAGGTTCGGGAAGACGACGCTCGAGCAGAACCAAGAGCTGGCATTGAGCCTGGAGGGTGCCCTCGCTGATATTGAACAGCAAGCCGACCACGCTGATCGGGAGAACTCTGTTGACCGCAGGCAGCTCATCGAGAAGAAGGGCTTTACCTTGATCGATGAAGCCAGGGCCTCTGGAATTGAAATCCAGTCCCTCGGTCAGTGGTTCCAACAACGTGCAGCTCAGGAGAAGATGCCTGCCGAGGAGATGATCATCATCGGTGGGATAATCGCGAACCTCCAGCAACTGAGCACGACCTTGAGCGGTGACGACCAGACGGTGGCCAGAAACCTGTACGTGGGCATCCTCAATGGCACTACCACCCGCGGGGAGATCATCGCGGCGATGGCCAATGGGAGTGTCACCCTTGATCAGGGCCCGATGCTCATCCGCACTCACAACGACTATGAGTCGAAGCAGCAGGCGTTGGAGGACCACGACCCCGGTGTGAACAAGGCGGTGGAGCCGTTGACTACCCTGATCCAGAGCATCGGCCGCAACACCGCGGGTGTCGATGAGCTGGAGTCGCGTCTCCTGTCCATTCGCAACGACCTGTCTGTCGAGCTGCAGGCGGCCGACAAGCTGCCCGCTGATCGACGCCAAGCCGCTGTGAAACTCGCCCTGGAGGCCAGCAAGAAGGCCGCCACGGAAGCTACGGTGACCTGGTCGGCCAACGTGGAGAAGTCCCGCAAGACCCTGCTCGACCTGGTTGTCAACCCGTCGTCCACGGCGTCACCTGAGCAGAGGGCTGAGGCTGAGAAGTACCTCAGTCGGAGCGAGTTGGTTGGGTTTGAAGACCTCCGTAGCAACTACAACCGGTTTGAGAAGAACCTACAGACTGCCACGCTTGAAGGGCGCACGACCTTTACGGCGATTGAGAGCCTCGGGCAGCTCCTGCGAGAAGAAGGCGACATGGAGGCTGCCCCCGAATTCGGTGCATTCCAAACGGAGCTGTACGTGCTTGGAGACAAGAAGTACAAAGAGGCCATGCTCGCTGGGTACTCCCCTGAGGAGGCTACTAAGCAGGCTGCTGCTGAGATGAATGCTGTCGCCCTGCGGGACCTACGCTTCTCTGAGCAGTTGCGTCCCTTCCTGGAGGCGCGTAAGAACAAGTCCTCGAAGGACGTCGACACGATGTCTCGGCTGGGAGAGCACGTCAGTGAGAAGCTCTCTGATGGTCTCGATAGCTGGCTTGGAATCAACAATGAAGAGGTCGAGGTGGTTCTCGCCACCATGTCTCTTCTTCCACTTGATGGTCATGGGGGCATCAAGCAAGCAGACATGATTGAAGCCTACACCAGGGGCCTAAACGAAGTCCGCAAGAGTTGGGACTTCAGTCGGGCCCAAGCGGTGAAAGACGTCCTTGACTCAAATCCCAAAGCCACGATCAGGGTCAAAAGGGAGGCCGCAACTCGGGCCGCAGCGTTGTTTGGGGTGACGACCAGTGAAGTGCTGCGAGGTGCTATCGGGATTGAAGGTAAGGCTGGGTACGCCCCATTCAACCCGAGCGCCTTAAACCCCATGACCACGCCTCTATTCATGGACTACGGTGGCACCAGCGAGCTGATAAAGACGCAGTTACTGGATCGCTACGACGTAGATCCTGAAGTCCGCGCCACAATCGCTTCGGTCATGAGGGCCGTTGGCCTGGACCCTGAAAGTGAACAAGTACGCACCCAATTCTTTGAGGCACAACTCGCTGCCGTGAAAGCTCGCATAGGTCGCTAAGATGCAAGACAACACTACTGGACGGACCATGTGGATCACCGGGACCTATCCTTACCAAGAGGCTCCGAGTGCCCCCGAGACGGGTGGAGGCTTCAGCACCAAAGACTACACCGACCTGACTCTAGACAACCTCTTTGCTCCTGTTCGGGGCCTCGAGGGGGCGATCAAGTCTGTCTACGGTCTGGCTGACACTGTCGTTGGCGATGCTCTGCCCAACTACGACAAGCGCCTGCTCGGGGAAAGCTCCACGATCAGTGGCGGCCTGATCGAGGGCCTGACCCAGTTCGTCGTACCGTACGTTGGCCTGACTCGCCTTGGAAAGATCGGTCAGCTCGGCAAGGTTGGCCGCTTCCTTGGCAGCGGTTCCATCGCTGGAGACGTGGCCGCGGGAGCACTTGTCGACTTCACCGTGTTCGAGGGATCGAGCGGCCGCCTGAGCGACCTGGTCAAGGGCACTGCCTTTGAGAACGACGTCAGCCGCTACCTCGAGACCGACGAGGACGACAGCGAGTTCGAGGGCCGCCTCAAGAACCTGGCTGAGGGTGGTATCATCGGTGTCCCTCTGGACCTCCTGTTCCATGCGAGCAAGGTCACCAAGACGTACAACAAGCTCCGTCGCAGCGGCGTCACTCAGGCTGAGGCTGCCAAGGCCGCCACGACCTACTACGAGGAGGCCATTGACGGCCTGCTCACGAAGCAGATGCACCGTAAGGCTCACGACCTGCGCGTCGCTGAGGGCCGTGCTCCGCGCTTCGAGCAGGTGTACGGCAACACCAAGCTGTCGGACATTGTCTCCAAGACGGGTGCCCTGACCCAGCTCGAGGGAGCCGACCGCGAGATGTTCGAGACCTTCATCACGAAAGTCGGACCGAAGCTGTTTGACGACATCTCTGTTCGCTTCGAGCCCACCACTCCTGGTGCCTCCAACTTCGACTACCGCTACAAGACCATCAGCCTGCTCAGCGAGAGCTTCCAGCTCGGGAGGATCCGCAAGGACCTGATGCACGAAGTCTGGCACAGCTTGGAAGGACGCCTCACCCCGGCTGAGTCCAAGAAGATCACGACCCAGTTCGTCGAAGCCAGGAAGGCTCACTTTGAGAACTCTCCTGGGGCGGTTCGTCGCTTCGAGCAATTGAAGGCGGCAATGACCCCTGCTCAGACCGAGGACGCGATTGACGAGATCGTCGAAGCTGGCGAGTATGAGTTCATCTCCCCGGCCGAGTGGTTCGCCACCAACGCCACTGACCTGACCGAGTCCCGCCTGGCCAAGCTCAAGGCGATGCAGGGGGGCGGCATCAAGAACACCCTACTCCGCATCCGTGAGGTCTTCTCGGACTTCGTGTCCATGATGCGGTCCCGCTTTGGCGGCAAGAATCTGGACACGATTGTTGGGGACTTCCTCGGCGGTCGGAAGAGCCAAGCTGCCTCCTCGATCTCCCGCCTCAAGGGCCGTGGGGACCTGGCTTACGCCCGCTCCTTCAAGGTCACCCAAGAAGAGTTCGACGCGATCTCCCAGGCCGCTGAGCAAGCCAATGGCCAGGGTCTCCGCGGTGCTGACTTCGCTGCGAGCATCCCCTACCCCCGCACCCTCAATGGGCAGCAGCGCGTTACGGGTTTTCCGCTGGAGTACCCCAAGTACGGCAGCGGCGACAACGCCGTCGACGTGAAGGTGCCCAACGACCCGCCTGGTGCCAACGTGATCTACGCCATGGTTGTCGCCATAAACAACCGCGGTGCCAAGGCTGAGGCCGTTGAGAATTACCTCCGCCGTCTGGGTGTGACTGTCACGGAAGACGCCGAGAAGCTGCTCACGGCGCGCCTGGATGCTGAACGGAAGGCTGTTAAAGAACTCCTGGTTGGTGAGGCCAAGGGCCCCTCTCAGCCGTCCAGGGAATCGCTGTCCCTCGGTGAAGTGATCGTCGACGAGGACGGTAGCAGGACGTTCATCCGCAACGCCAGTGAGGACGATGGTGGCGGCTCTGCTACTCTGTCTTCCAGGCGGCGCAAGGAGATGCTCAGCGATATGGCGGAGGCCGACAAGAGCATTGTTGGGCTTGGCCTGGACAAGCAGGAAGAGATGAACCAGCGTGCCCTGTCACGCCTCCAGCTTGGTGAGACCTCTGGCTGGTCGTTCGTGGAGGACTTCCTCGAGAACGAACCCCGCGAAGTCCAGGACAAGGTCTACGCCTACCTGGATGCGCTGGTCGCTGAGGCTGGTGAGGCTGGTGATTTCCCTACTCGGAAGCCCCGCCCCGGTGAGGTTGTCGCCAAGGCTAAGCGTACGGAAGCTGGAGCGGGCATGTCGAAGGGCGGCCGCGGGTCCTCCCTGGCAGGCGCGGACATCCAGCTCACTGAGCAGGACGTGAAGGCCGTGCTCGCCAAGCTGGAGTACAGCAAGCCTGAGCTTGTCCTGCAGGTCAAGCGGAGCCGTGAGGCTTCGGCCAAGGTCACCCTTGAGTCGATCGCTGAGCGTCGGAAGGCCCTGATGGAAGAGGGCATGGAGATCCAGGCCAAGGTCGAAGCGGGTGAGTTGAACGATACCGACATGGATGCGTTCGCCGGGCGTGCTCGTCGTCAGTTTGACGAACTCCAGCGGGCGGAAGAGCGCCTGCTCGCTGCCCAGGCTGAGGAGGGTGCTGAGGTCTCTGCGAAGGCTAAGACCCCGAAGGCTGAGGCCACGGAAGCCCCTGTTTCTACTCAGGAGGCCGGGGGGAACAGCGAAACTAAGGGTCCCGATGAGCCCCCGAGCACGCCTCCTGAGGCCACGGAAGCCCCTGTTTCTACTCAGGAGGCCGGGGGGAACAGCGAAACTAAGGGTCCCGATGGGCCCCCGAGCACGCCTCCTGCGGCCGCAGCGGTTGAGGAGCCCGCTCCTGTGAAAGAGCCTGAGCCTGAACTTCCTCCCATGGAAGACAAGGTTGAGGACTTCCTGCCGCCCGAACCGCCCAAGGTGGAGGCACCCGAAGCTCCGAGTGAACCTCGGAAGCCCAAGCGCCTGGTCGAACTGGGCTCTGAGAAAGGTACACTCACTAGCGAGGACCTGCTTGATCTGCGTCGTGCCGTCAATGAACGGAGCGAGCAGGAGTGGCAAGAGCTGAACATCAACCCTCGCGACCTCAATGAGGACGAGCTGGTTAGCCTGTTCCTCCACCACCGCGGGATCAACCTCAACCGGATGAACCTGAACGCCGCCGAAGAGGTTGGTGTCTTCCGTCTGCTCGAAGAGTTCGGGTTCGGAAAGCGCCTCCGCGACCAGGGCATTACCGCCCTGGACAAGGTGGGCTTCCCACAACTGGAGAGCATGATCGGCGAGCACGCTGCCATGACTGGCCAGAACCTCTACGACACGGCGGTCGAACTTATTCGAGGTGCGGACAGCCTGGCCGAGTTGAAGGTTACGCTGGGTGTCGCCCGTATTCGCCTGGTGCAGGCTAACGCTGAGCTGACTCCCAAGCTGCATGACCTGTTCAAGATGGCGGATGAGGTTGGAGCGGAGAACCTCCCCGATGAGGTCGTCCTGGACGTCCTGCTCGAAGTGGATGAAGTGGCTAACCTGGCTCAGGCTGTCTCTGGAGCGGCCTCGGAAGGTGGCCGCTACCTGCAGGCCCTGAATCTGCCGGTCGACTCCAAGGGCGTGTCTCTGAGCCTGGACAAGGGTCTGGAGAAGGTCCGTGAGAAGATCCGCAGCGGCACTGTGGACGTTGCTACCAAGAAGGCCATGCTCGAAGGCGTGGGGGGCAAGGAGCAGGCGGTCAAGTTCATCGTCAAGCTGAGCGAGACCCTGGATGCCAACACGGGCCCCCTGGCAGGCAAGTCCTACATGAAGATGGCCAACCTGGTGAAGATTGCCAATGACGCCAAGAAGGTGGGCTTCTGGGACATCCACAACACCTACTTCATCAACAACCTGGTGTCGTCCAGTCAGACGATCATCGGTGTCCAGATGATCTCGAACATCCTGACGACCGCCCTGGCTCCTCTGGAGCGAGCGGCGGGTGGTCGGTTCGGGGACGCCCTCAAGCTCTACAAGCACTACATCACCAGCTTCGCGGAGTCGGTGAACATCGCCAAGTCGGCCCTCAAGGAGAACCGCCCGATTGGTCTTGGTCGCCGCTACGACGGCCTGCAGACCCCGACGATCAGCCGCAAAACGATCCCGGCATTGCAAAAGCTGGCGAACAAGGTGGGTGAAAAGCCCGTCGACTTTGCCACTTCTGCTCTGGGGTTCCCGTTGCGGGGCATCCAGGCTGGCGACGAGTTCTTCAAGCAGTTGAACTATCGTGCCCAGCTCAAGACGGCCGTGGAAGCCAGCCTTGCTCGTCAGGGAATCAGCGGCACCGCGGCCTCGGCTGAGATGCAGAAGGCCATGGACATTGCCATCGTCAACGGCGAATTCGCGACGAACGAGCGCCTGATTCAGGAGGGCTGGCAGGAAGCTGCAAAGACTACCGACCCCAAGGACGTCAAGGCCATGATGAGGAAGGCCCTGGCGTATCGCAAGACCAAGTGGGATGAGCTGGAGGGCGTTGTCCCCACCTTCACCAACCACGCTGACCGTGCCACCTTCCTGGCTAAGGAGGTCACTCTGCAGGCTGATAGTCGGGGTGGAATGTTTGGCGACGCCGCTGAAGTGATCAAGTCGGGGGTCAAGCGTTTCCCGCCTGCCCGTCTGTTCCTGCCGTTCGTGAGCACGCCGATCAATGCGCTGTTCTATGCGGGCGACCGACTGGTGGCCCCTGCTCAGGCAATCTCCTACCTGATTGGGGAGGTCACCAACTCCCATGGGGCGATGGTCAAGGTGGGAGAGAAGCTCGGCTTCCCGGCCAAGACCATGGACTGGTTGAAGAACAATCACTCCCGTATGTACAAGGACCTGTCCAGCGGGGACCCCGCAATCGTGGCCGACGCCAAGGGCCGTGCTGCCACTGGAGCCGCCATGATCGGTCTGGGCTACACCCTGGCGATGGGCGGTATCGTCACTGGCCACGGTCCCAAGAACCGCGAGGAGCGCATCACGTGGATCGCCGCGGGCAACCAGCCATACTCGGTGAGGGTTGGGGACACTTGGTTCTCGTACTCGCGCCTGGACCCCCTGAGCACGATGCTCGGGTCGGTGGCCGACCTGTTCATGGCTGCCCAGTACACCCGCGACGACGAGGAAGCTCTGGATCAACTGACGTACGCGATGAACGCTCTGTGGTTCTCCACGACTAACAACCTGACCAACAAGAGCTACCTGCAGGGCTTCAAGTCCTTCCTGGAAATGATCACTGGGCAGGACCCGTCGCGGTTCCAGAAGTGGACCAAGCAACAGGTGGCTGGCGGCTGGATGCCGTTTGGATCGGCTGTTGGCACCCTTGCCAATACGATCGACCCCACCCGTCGCAGTGTGGACGCGGACTTCATGGATGGCATCCTTGACTCTGTGGTCAACCGCATCCCAGGCCTGTCGACCAATGAGCCCGTCCGCGATGCGTTCGGTAAGCCCATCCTCCGTGCTGACCAGCTCGGTCCTGACGTGCTGTCCCCGATTGCCACGACGGCAGTCAAGAACGACATCATCTCTAAGGAGTTCGAGGCTTTGGGCCGCTCGTTCAATGCTCCGAGCAAGATGCAGCAGGGCTTGGACCTGACGAAGATCGACATCGGACCCAACCGCACGGCTTACGGCCGCTTCCAGGAGCTGGCCGGGGAAGTCAGGATTGGCGGCCGCAACCTCGAGGAGGCCATGCAGGAGTTGCTGACCTCTGCTCGCTACCAGCAGGCCTCAGCCTACTCGACCGACATGGTTGAGTCCCCGCGGGTCTACATGGTGCGGGCTCTGTTTTCCAAGTACCGTCAACGGGCCTTCCGTCAACTCAAGAAGGAGAGCCCGGTTCTCAATGCGGCCCTGATGCAGTTGGACAGCCAAGCACGGGCGTCCAAGTACGGTGTCGCACCCTCTATTGTTGATTTGACCGCACGCTAATCATGGACGAAAAGAACGACCACACGATCCAAGCACTCGTCGCCATCGGCCGTATCGAAGGGAAGCTGGATGCAATGGCTGCTCAGCAGCACAAGCTCCTGGAGACCGACGAAAAGCACGATGGTAGGATTGGCTCGCTCGAGCAGGACCGCTCCAAGCTAATTGGCATTGGGATCGCCGCGGGAGCCTTCTCGAGTTGGATCACGAACCTCATCATGGGGAAACACTAATGGGTAAGAAAGAAGTCGCAGACACGCTCAGCAACATCCAGGAAGCTCTCACCAAGGAGCTGCTCCGACGGATCGCGGAAGGCACGGCTACCAGTGCCGACCTGAACATCGCCCGCCAGTTGCTCAAGGACAACAACATCGACGCCACGATCACCCCTGACAGCAGCCTGGCGACGTTGGGCAAGATCCTCCCGTTCGACCGGGAGAACGTCCAGATGCACAGTACGAACTTTGCAGAGAAGCACGCTAAGTAGTGGTCCAGAACGAGAAGCTCAAGGACTTCCGCAACTTCCTCTACCTTGTGTGGAAGGAGTTGGGATTGCCCGATCCCACGCCCGTCCAGTACGACATTGCATATGCGATGCAGCACGGGACCAAGCGCCAAGTGATCGAAGCGTACCGCGGTGTGGGCAAGAGCTGGATCGCTTCGGCCTTCGTGGTGTTCAACCTGTACTGGAATCCAGCGTTGAACATCCTGGTCGTGTCCGCGAGCAAGCAGCGGGCTGACGACTTCACGACGTTCACCCTGCGCCTCCTGACCGAGATCGCGTGGTTGAACCACCTGTACCCTCAGGGTGAGCAGCGGTGCAGCAAGGTAGCCTTCGACGTGTTCGGGGCACCGCCTGCTCACGCCCCCTCAGTGCGGTCTGTGGGCATCACTGGTCAGATCACGGGTAGCCGTGCTGACCTGATCATCCCGGACGACATCGAGGTGGCGAACAACTCCTGGACTCCTGGGATGCGCGAGAAGCTCCTGGAGTCGATCAAGGAGTTCGACGCCGTCCTCAAGCCGGGAGAGACCTCCCGCATCTGCTTCCTGGGAACCCCACAGAGTGGGGAGTCCATCTACACTGTGCTCGGAGACCGTGGCTACACGATCCGCATCTGGCCTGCTCGGATGCCCAACGAGAAGCAGCGTCGTGCATACGGCAACAAGCTGGCTCCGTACATCTCTGAGCTGCCGCTGGAGGTAGGTGAGCCTGTCGACCCCGACCGCTTCGACGACCTCGACCTGCAGGAGCGTGAGCTGTCCTATGGACGCTCGGGCTTCAATCTGCAGTTCATGCTCGACACGTCGATCAGTGACTCCAATCGCTATCCCCTCAAGCTGAGCGAGCTGATCGTGGACGACCTGGACGTCACGACCTGCTTCGAGAAGTACATCTACAGCACGGACAAGTCCCTGGCTTGGGACATCGAGACGGTAGGCTTCTCGGGGGACAGGTACTACCGCCCCCTGGAGCGCATCGGTAAGCCCGTTGCCCACGACGGCAGGGTGCTCGCCATCGACCCCTCTGGCCGGGGCAAGGACGAGCTGGGCTACACCGTGCTCGGCAAGAGCGCCCACAACATGGTTTTACTGGCGAACGGTGGACTCCGTGGAGGCTACGCCGTTGAAAACCTGACCAAGCTCGCCCAGTTGGCCAAGGACTACCAGGTCAATGAGATCATCTACGAGGCCAACTTCGGGGACGGTATGTGGGCTCAGATCTTCACCCCGATCCTCAAGGAGATCTACCCCTGCACCCTGACCGAGGTCAAGCACTCGGTCCAGAAGGAGCGTCGGATCATCGAGACGCTCGAGCCAATCATCAACCGCCACCACCTGATCGTCGACCGCCGTCTGATCGAGAAGGACCTGGCGTTTGTCCGTGACGACCACCCTGAGCTGGGTGTTGAACAGCGCCTCAAGTACAGCCTAATGTACCAGCTTTCGCACATCACGCTGGATCGCGGGTCGCTCATTCACGACGACCGCCTGGACTCCCTGGCCATCGCAGTCAACTACTGGGTGGAGCGAATGGGAGCATCAGTTGATGAGGCTCTTGCACGTCGAAAGGCAGAGTTGTGGGAGAAGGAGCTGGAGCAGTTCCTTGAGCACGCGATTGATCCAACGGGGAAGCCTCCTGAGCCTCAGCCGTCGTGGTTGCAGTCAAGTCGGGGGTCTCAGCGACTGCCCGGTCTACGTCCTCGTTAGCACGCGATTGATCCGACGGGGAAGCCTCCCGGTCTGCGGCCGCTGTAGCCCTCGCCGCAACCATCTTGAGGATGGCTTTGGTGCCCGCGGGGAGGCCCAACATGGGGTCGTTCAGGACAGTCTCAACCGCCTTGATCGTCTTGGCAGAGAGTGTTTTGGACTTGGCGGCCATCTTTTGGCGTCGACTTTCGCGTAAGTTGCCGATGTGGCACCGTTGACATAACCTAGTGGTAACACTGGACTTAGGACCGTTGCACTGGGTACAGTTGCCCGCCTTAGCCCTTTGCGACTTTGTAGATCTGACCGACTTACACATACGGCAGTAACCGCTGCGGTTGTTGAAGTCCTGCAAGGGCAAAACATGTCTGCAATCCGAGCATCGACGGTGCGTCGTTGAGCAGATGTTGCACAGGACTTGGTTGGCGGTTGCGAAGCCGCCGCCTGTGCTTCCAGAGCACTTGAGGCAGGTACGGGTGGGCGTGGTCATGATTGTCCGGGGGTGCGAGTGTACTTTGTTGGGGAGCCTGGAACGGGGGTCTGAACTCCGCTACGGGCACGCCCTTCAGCTCGAAGTCTTCGCAAGCTCTTCTCTCTCACCTTACTGCACGTAGTGCAGTAGATGCCGAGGTTTGAGAAGCTCCGTTGTCGCAGAATCCGTCCGCAGTCTGGGCATCGACGGTGCGTCTTGCGGCAAGTGTTGCACAGCACTTGGTTGGCAGTTACGAAGCCCCCACCCGTACTACCAGAACACTTAGGGCAGACATGAATGGTCATGCTTACCCCAAAGTGCGAGTGTACCCGCCCTAGAATGGGCCCAAACAGGGGCACCCTCTGTAACGCTCCAGGATCGCGTATAAACGATTTCGGGCGGAAAAGGTCCTAGGGTAGCCACCCACCCCTCAAAGTGCAGCCTGCGCAAGCCCACGCAGCCACAGAGGACGCTGGCCCGGTACCGCCCCCTGCAGTTGCGGAAGTGGTGGGGTCCGCACCCAGCCAGTGGGCCCAACCAGTCGACCGCGTGCTCGGAGTGGACAACGGACAGACAGGTCCGAAACCCGGAGACAGAGTCGACCGCGTGCTCGGGGTGGACAGCGGACAACGGACAGACAGGTCCGAAACCCGGAGACGGAGTCGACAGTCCAAAGCCCCCAGTGAGGGTAGGTTGGTTGAAGGTTCAACCAGGAGACCAGCCTTGCTTGGCAAGAGACCGATCCCGAGCGGAGCGAGGGGGTCGGTCTGGGCCTCAGAGCCAGCTTGAACCCAGGTTCAATCAGGAGACCGGTTCTGAACCCAGGTTCAATCAGGAAGACCAGTCTTGCTCGGCAAGGAGACCGATCTCGAAGACCGGTCCTGAGCCCAAGCTCAATCAGGAAGACCAGTCTTGCTCGGCAAGGAGACCGATCCCGAGCGAAGCGAGGGGGTCGGTCTGGGCCTCAGAGCCAGCTTGAACCCAGGTTCAATCAGGAGACCGGTTCTGAACCCAGGTTCAATCAGGAGACCGGTTCTGAACCCAGGTTCAATCAGGAGACCGGTTCTGAACCCAGGTTCAATCAGGAAGACCAGTCTTGCTCGGCAAGGAGACCGATCCCGAGCGAAGCGAGGGGGTCGGTCTGGACCTCAGAGCCAGCTTGAATCCAGGTCTAATCAGGACCTCAGAGCCAGCTTGACCCCAAGCTCAATCAGGAAGACCAGTCCTGACTCCTGCTCGAAGCCAGTTCACTTCAGTCCTAACCCCTTGCAAAACAAGGACTTACGGAGGGGATACGGTTTCGGGCAGGGCAAACATATACTTAACTCACCCTAACTAACCTTAGTTGAGTTAAACTTACCTAAGTTGAGTTAACTAAACCATACTTAAACTAAAGTGAGTTAAGGTGAACTACTACAAAGAAGGAAGAAAGACAGAAAGACAGAAGAAGAAGAGAAGAAAGACCAGTTAACGTTAGTTATAGTTAACTATTGTGAACTGTTCAGCAAGCTATAAACAATTACAATCTCTTCTATAAAATGACTACCATGGAGTATATATCATACATATATACTTACTTAGGTCAATCCGTTTTCGTCGTCTGAGCCGGGGCGCGGCCCCAAAGTTTGGAGGTGATCGTGGCTAAGAGCAAAAAGCAAACTCCTTGGTTCCTCAATCCGATTGTCCTGGGTGGGACCACTATCGAAGTGGTCTTCAATGACGGTCAAGCTGAGTTCGGAACGTGGACTCAATGGCCCCGTCCGACAATCTCCCTGGGCAACCAGCACCACTCGGAGGTCGCAGGCACTCTCCTGCACGAAATCCTCCACGGAATCAGCGATTTGTACGAGCTGGGGCTGTCCGAAGCGCAGGTCAAAGTGCTCGAGCAAACGGTGATTGCTGCCCTCCGTCAGAACCCTCAACTAGCTCAACACCTCTTGCACGGCAAATAGTTATGGGACTCCCCCGACCCGCAGACAAGAATGAAGTCCGACAGGTAGAGACCCGCCTGCTCGGACTGATCGAACAACTGATTGCTCGGGCTGATTCAAATGACGTTATCGACGCTAGTCAGCAGTCAGTAATTGAGGGAACCCTCCAGGCACTCACTGCTCTGGATGGGTCCCTCCTGTCATTGACGAATGACGTGGACGCCCTCGCTGTCGAGTTCAATGACCATTCCGACAGGCACATCACTGGTGGTGCGGACGTCATTCCCGATGCCACCACGACCTCCTCAGGGCTGCTCCCTGCCCTGTCTGGCAATGCCACAGACGTGCTCAAGGGCAATGGAACCTGGGGTACGGTCAGCGGTGGTGTCACCGATCACGGTGCTCTGACTGGCCTTGGGGACGACGACCACACCCAGTACGTCCTCGCTGACGGTACTCGGACTGGATGGCCCCTGCCCGCTGAGACTCCTACCGCGGACAGCATTGTGCTCAGTGGAGCAGATGCTCGGACGCAACCTGGCTACGGCAAAGACTTTACGGCGACCGACCTGTACCAGGACTCCACTGGCAATGGGTACGAAGCAACCTACGTCGCTGGCTGCATCAACGGTGTCGCCCTGACGGCCGCTTCGAGCACGGCGGGCAGGACTGAGTTCATCCCGTTCATCAGCCCTCGTCGTGGTGGGACCCTCGTCCGCGTCTACATCCAGATCACTGGGGGCTCGCCCACCGGGGACATGACCATCGCCGTGTACGACTCCAAGAGCGACGGGGACGGCGTGCTCGTACAGGACGACCTCCGTCCCGACGGGGCTGCCCTGGGCAGTGAGACGCTTCCCCTGAGCGCGCCGGGCGTTTACACGTTCACCCTGAACGCTGACCTGGAGCCCTGCAGGGTCTACTGGCTCGCCTGCTACACGGAGAACTCCGTGACGATCAGGCAACTTCCTGTAGGCGGTGCTCAGTCCTGGCTGGGCTTTCCTGTGCCCACGGGGACCACCCTGCCGCGGGCTACGGTCGCGTTGTACGAAAGTGCAGCGCCGACGTCCTACGACGGCACGGAAGCCTGGTCCCGGTCGACGGGAAGCATCACAGCGTGCTTCATGGACTTCGGTCCGTAGTTGGTCTACAGCGTTTACTGGTCGGTTTCATCGGTGACCGTCCTTGCCACTTAACCGTGGCCTCGTCTCCAAAGGTTTTTGGAGCAAAATTCCGAAGTGGTTAATAGAACGAACGAGCATGGCGGCCCCCCCATGGGCACACGTTCGGCACATATATAGACGCACGCGCGCGCGCGATCCTCCCTGATCGGATCCCGAATCCGGCTCCATCCGGTACACTCACATCGGTTGCATAGTGTCGGTGGGGTCCCTGTGACAGGGGGACCTAATCGACGGCTCTTCAACCCCGCAGGATCATAGGTGACGCATGGTGGCGCCACCCGCATCGAGCCTGCCAAGAATGCAGTTCTGAGTAATTTCACTTGGGGCCAGCGTTTTTGCCGATGAATCGAGTCTTCCAATTCAAAACCCGCTGGGCAATAGGATGCAGCAAGGCGGGCACGCGCGGAAAAGGCGAGAGGCAACAAGCCAACCCGCGCGAGAATCGACGTCTAAGCTAGGTTACGTGTAGGTTAGTACACGTGGCCTAGGTCACCGGATACTGTCCGGTCTGATGAGCCCACGGTATGGGCGAAACTTCTCACAATCAAACGAGAGCTTAGACCATGAATCCTACTGACCTGATCATCGGTGACGATGATCAAAATGATGCCGCGATCGTTCAAGATTATCTCGATCGCCACGGAGTGTGCTTCAATGATGAATGAGCGAATGTGGCTTGTCGCCGTGCGCAGGGTCTGCATCGTCATCACACCCGATGGGGGCGTGCAGCTCGCGAACCGATGGGAGCAGGTCATGTTCCACGGCGAGACGGAGGTGCACGCAACTAATCGCGCTTTGGCATGGATTGACGACATCAATCGATGGACGCGTCTCGATTATGAAGCCTACCTGCGGCAGGAGCAGAGCAGTGGCAACTAAGCTCCTCACCGTGTCTGGCAAGACGGCCAAGACTGTCGCCGCTGGCATCGTCGATGCCGCCCTTATCCTCTACCTGCCGCCCGGCAGCAAGAATGTCTGCCCAAACGCAACCCCGGGTTGCAAGGCGGCATGTTTCGGGAGCAAGGCTCTCGGGAGCTTCCGCTTCCGCATGGATAGCGTTAGCCAAGCGCAGAAGCGTAGGCTCGACCTCTGGCAAACCGATCCTGTGCGCTTCCGCGAACAGCTCGGGCAAGAGCTTGTCGCAACTTTCCGCAAGTTGCGCAAGGGTCGCGATCCGGCCAACCCGCCCACGGTTAGCCTGCGTCTGAACGGCACCAGCGACATCGAATGGCCGATCGAATTGCGGCAATGGATCGACGGTCTGGCCCGCTCTTCGGGGGTCCGTCTAATCCAGTACGAATACTCGAAGAAGCCCCCGGAACAATGGCCGGATGACGGCGTCGACCGGACATATAGTGCGTCCGAACGTGATTCAATCGAGCGAATTCAAGAGCTTGTCGGCAAGGGCATCCGGGTCGCAGTACCCTTCAACCTCCCTCGAAATGCCGACATCGGCGGACTCACTTGGAACGGCGTGTACATCGTCGACGGCGACCAGCATGACGCTACTTTCGTGCAGCCTAAGGGCGTAGTTGTGGCGCTTCGCCAAAAGGGCATTGCCAAGTCCGCTCAGCATCGTGGGTTTGTCCGCGAGGCCGAATTCACGGCGGCCGCGGGCAACGTGGTCCCCTGAAAAGTGAGTGAGTTCCAGACCCGCCCAGCATCGTGGATTCGTCCGTGGTGCCGAGTTCTCTGCACCAACGATCAACGTAGACCCCTGAAAAGTGAGGACCTGTGAGCACCCATCAAGAGCTACTTGACCATCTACTGACCGATCTAGTCAACGCCCACAGGGATCTTGAATCCGCCGTGGCAAGCATGATGCGATCCACTGACTCTGCGCAAGTGGACTATTGGCGCAAGTTAGTCGAATACCACGACGCGAAGAGTTCAACAATCTTCAAAAGGTTAATGCGTGTCTGGGTCAAGGAAGAGCCCGCACAGTGAGCAAACGGCCAGCATAGACCCCTGAAAAGTGAGTGAGTTCCAACAATGGGTAAGAAGCTCAAGAGCCAAAAGCTGAACGGCGCCGAGGCCATCGAATTCCTACGCAAGTTCCAAGATTATGGGGAGCCCGCTTTCATCGACGAATGGGGCGACCACCGCTGCCTGTACTGCAAGAATCTTTCCGGGCACCATGATCCCAAGTACCACAGGCCCGACTGTCTCTGGGTGCAGCTCAAGCAGCTTGACCTGACCTAGGTACACTCACACCAATCCAACGATAAGGCACAATCCATGATCACAATTCACGAGCCCCACTCTCAACGCAGCCGCCCAGTCGATGTTAGCGGCCTGCAGTACCCTGTGCTCATCATCGCGATCCCGCACAGCGGCCCGGCCGACATCCTCCCAGCGGCCGACCTGCATGAGCTGATCATGCTTGCGCAAAGCATCGCCACCACCGATGAAGATGCGCCGACTGAGCACGTCGACGGCGGCGTGGACTCGGCCGACATCCTGCGCTGGCTGGCCTACGATATGCACCGAACCTACATCGTGGACGCTCGCGACTTGCGAAATGATCTGCTCGGCCTCGATTCGCGCGGCATCCCTGTTCATGGCTGGCCCGGAGTCGAACTCCTCCGCCTCAAGATGTTCGTGTCCGATTGTGATCCGATGAATGACCCGTCCTGGGGGATGTCATGAGCGTGATCATCTGCCCAGACGGAAATCTGAACGGCGGCGATCCCACGGAAATGGTCTACTTCACGTGGGAAGCGTGCGAGGCGCTGAATCTTGCGATACGCAAGGCCGAGGCCGTGTTCCCGCACCCTCGAGACTACCAGAACAGCCCGGCCGGAACGTATGAAGCGCACGCCGACGAGGCCCGCCGCAGGCTGGAAATGCTGCGAGAGGTGTACTCCCTGTACGGCGCCGATCTGCTCGCGGTTGACGAGGTTGTCGCGCGTTCGACCGTCCACCGCAAGCGGGCGCCATGACCAAAACCGTGACCCGCCTGACCTAAGGTACACTCGCACCGATCCAACGATGTCGACGGATGCTGGTCCGCCGACACCGTAAACCAACTACCAGCAAGCTAAGGACTTCTCACAATGTCGCACGAAATCACTTCAACGGACACGTTCCTCTTCAACAAGCCCGCTTGGCACGGTCTGGGCATCGTCCTCGATCGTTCCTTCACAATCGACGAGGCCATCGCCCAAGCTGGCCTTGACTGGACGGTCTCCCTTGAGCCGATCCAAGTCTCCTCCTCCGCTGTCCCTGTCGAAGGCTACCGCGCCGTGGTCCGCGAGGGCATCGCTGAGCCTCTGGCCGTGGTCGGTGCGGATTACACCCCGTACCAGAATCACGCGATGCTCGAGGACGTGCGGCAGGCTGCGTCTGCAGTCGGTCGCAGCAGCGTCTACCTGCACAGCGCGGGCTCTCTCCGTGGCGGCCGCACCGTGGTCGTCTGCGTCGCTCTCGGTGAGGGCGAGGTGGCCAAGGGCGACATCGTTCGCCAGTACGGCATCGTCACCAACGGCCACGATGGTAAGCAGTCGGTGCGCGTCTGGGCCGCTAATGAGCGGGTCGTGTGCGCCAACACCGAGCGCATCGCCCTGATGGAGGGCATCACGAACCGCACCATGACGAGCCGCCGCCACACCTCTGGCCTGATCGTCGACGTGCCCCTGCTCATGAGTCGCATCCTGATGGCCTGCGACGCCGCTGAGATGGATATGCGGCAGGCACGCCTGATGGCCGAGATCCAAGCCCGCGACGAGGTCTTCGGTCGCATCTATAAGCACCTGTACGGCACGCCTGAGACGGATGCTCAAAAGGCCAAGGCGGTCACGATCTTGAGCGAGTGGGCGGCCCTGCGTCGCTCTCCGATCACGCGCCTCGGCAATGAGGCTGACGGGTCCCTCTGGGAAGCGTACAACGCAGTGACCGCTTGGGTGGATCACAAGCGGGGCAAGGTTCAGGAGCGGGCGGCGAGCAATCTTCTGGGGTCGGGTGCCGACCTCAAGGTGAAGGTTCGCAGCTTCCTCCTGAGTGAGTTCGGGATGTGAGAAGTCCCCGGTCAGTCCTGTCCCAAGAATGAGAAGCCTCTTGGGGCAGGACTGGCCTCTTCCTGAGTGAGTTCGGGATGTGAGAAGTCCCCGGTCAGTCCTGTCTCAAGAATGTGAAGCCTCTTGGGGCAGGGCTGGCCTCTTCATCGAGTCCAATAAGGGAGCAAGAACCAATGAAGCGGTCTAACAAACTCGTCGACCAAAACGCGGCCCTCACCTATGCAACCCACCTGACCACGTTCTCCACTGCCCGAGCGGCCATGAAGACATTGACTGACCTCGGGCCTATGGTTCGGGAAACGCCCGAGGACGTTCGGGAAGCCCATAGGAAGGCTGTTGAGGCGCTGGCCAATCTGGTCACCGCCAGTCAAGTTGAGTGCGGGAAGTTTCTAGACACCGTCTACATCACCTAAGGGAGCAAGAACCGATGATCGAACCCAAAGTCTATGTCGAAATGAACGATTCCCTGGCCTACGCCTCCCTCTTGGGAGTGACCGCTGTGGCCTTCACCGCGAACATGGGATTCACCGAGCTGTCTGGTGTTACACGCGGTCTGCATCCAGACGTGATCCGTGCGTTTGAGGATGCCCGCGCTTCCCTCAGCCACTTGAATCGGGTGTGCAAAGAGCACGCCAACATCCACCTAGACCGCCTCGAGCAGTCCACCGCCCAAACCATCCAAAACCAGTTCAACAAGGACCAAGGGAGCAAGAACTAATGAACAAGCAAGAAGCGCGGGAACGGGCCGAGCTGATGCTGGCCATGATCCTCT